CCAAGGGTGGCATACCTATAACAGCTCCTGCCCCTTTTGCTGCAAAGTTAGGTGCCATCATAAGGGCGCCAGAGGTCGCGCCTAACGTATGCATAAGCATCTTAAGGTAATCAGGCTGATCCTTCTGGAGCTCATTCCTGATGGTCAGATAGGCATTCATGCCTTCATAGCCAGCCAAAGCGCCACCTGCAGTCGATACTGCAAGATTAGGCAATCGCCCGCCGCCTAAAGAAGCTACTTTGCCAATAGTGGAAAACGTGCCAGGGCCTGTTTTTTCTAATGATGCAAGTCTTGCGCGGTTAACAGCTTGTTGGCGTTGAGCGGCTTCCAACTGTGATTGCGTATTTTGCAATGGTTTGCTTGTTGTAAGCTTATCAACAGCGGACTGCACGCGATTCAAATCTGTTTGCGCAGACCTAAATGCAGTTTCAGCTGCCGCCAACCGTTGCTGCGCTGCTATTTGCTCTTGGTTATATAAAGGCGCATTGGCCAATTCATTAGGCACAATGAGACGGCTAGATTGCGTGTAGCCCGTTAAAGGCATACGCTCTGACGCAGGCAATCCTGCGCGATATCCTGCAATGCCTTTACGTACTTCATTAGCCGATCGAATCTCACCCATTTTAGCTGAATGCCGCATGGCACCTTCAGACAAAGCATCGGGCGTAGTGCCCATACCTGGCGGTGTAGTAGGTGTGGCAGGAGGGGCGGCAGGTGCAGGCGGTTGTGGTAATGCACTAAGACGTTGCGCATTGGCACGAGCATCAGCTAAAGCTTGCTGTGCAGTATTGTATTCTGCCCTTGCGGCTTGTAAACGATTAAGCAAATCAGACGTTGTAGTAGCCTGTGCAGTCTGACCTGCGGCTAACTGTGATTGCAAAGCTTGTACATTTGCAGTACTGCCAGCAACTTGTGCCTGTGCCTGTGGAATGCCCGTTGATCTTGGCATGGTAGGCTTAATTAGCCCGGTTGCAGCACCTGCTATAGCGCCGTATTCACCAGCTTCTCTTGGTGTGGTAGTCTCTAAAAAACCTAATTCAGATGTAGGTTTTCTTTGCGTATCGGTTGTTGTGGTAGTTGTAGTGCTAGGCGGAGGTAAGCCTAGAATAGTATCAAGCTCATTAGAATCTTTTGACGTAGCTGCTGCCGGCGTAGATGCAGGCGTAGTTTGCTTTATGGCAGGCGCTGGAGCAGACGTTGCAGGCGCAGACGTTGCAGGCGCAGTTTGCTGCTTTGGTCTTACCGAAAAGATAGGGTCTATATCTTCAAGCCGCTGTTCGTTTTCTTGCGCCATTATCGACCTCCAGGAGCTGGAGCGTAAGCAGGACTATGCTTAATCATAAGCTCATTAAATAGGTTGTCGTATCTTTTAAGAATATTGTCAAAAGCGGGTGAGCGGAAAAATGTTGTAGGTGAGCTTCTACCACCGGCTTGTTTTTCATACTCACTTAAACTGCGGTATAAGTCTTCACGCTGCTTATTGCCAAGAATGTTTTGCTTAACCCAATAGCGAATGGCCTCGGCAGAGTCTTGTTCCGTAAGAGCAGGGGCTTTTAGCAAAACAACGTCAGAATTAGAAATTTGCGGACCTAATGTGGCTTTATTCACTTTGGCGTTTTCAAAGAACTGTCTTGCAATGATCTTACCAGCAACTTGTAGATTGACTTCTTCCTCTCGAGATAGACGGTATTTCTTAAGAAATTCTTCAACCGGCAATGATACGTTACCAAGTTGGCCAACACTAACACCTGCCTGTGCCGCAGCTTGCAAACCTGATAACACACCACGATCTTGCATCAATAAACCAAAGATGCGTGGATGCTTTTCAGTAATTTGATAAAGCTCACGCAAGTCACGAGTTGACGCACTAATCATTGCAGGATCATATGACACAACGGTGTTGCGCTTTTCAAGAAATGGTTTGTCCATTTCCTCGGTGCGCTTTTTCATAATCTCAGTTTGCGCGGCAAGAGGTATACCTTCAAGCGATGTATCGACTGCGGGCTCTGCTGCAGGTTGACCGGCCAAAACAGGTTGTGGAGCTACAGGCTGAGTCATTGCACCAGCAGCCGGAGCAGCCGGAGCAGCCGGAGCAGCCGGAGCAGCCGGAGCAGCCGGAGCAGCAGCTTGTGGTAATGCAGTACGCATATTAGCAGGAATAAGATTATCGACTGCAGAACCGTACTTGGCTCGAGCCTCAGCCACTGACATACCTGCTTTTAGATCTTCTCTAACGCGATCAGCAACTTTTGATTGCATATCAAAAATATTTTTAACTAAGTTGCCAACTTCAGGCGATAGCTGAGAAATTTGTGCGTAAAGCTCCGGTGTAATTGAGTCAGGTTTAATGGCACCAGCTTGTAAAGCTTTAGCAGCCACGTCGGGCGTCGTGCCCAATGCTGCACCAAGAAGTTGTAAAGCTCTTGCTTTATTTTCAACTTCATATTTTTGACCGGCCAATGCCATCTTCATTTGCGCCAGTGGTATGGTATTAGCTTGCTGTCGCTGTTGGTATTGACCTACAACGCCGGCTGCACGGCCCAGACCCTCACCAAATGAGCCTGATTGGCCAGGATTAAGAAATGCACCGGCCATTTCAAACCATGGAAACTTTTGCTCTGACTGCGCGTCAATAGCTTGTGATACACGACTAAGCGCGTCTAAGTACTCAGTTCTTGCTTGTGTATCACCCGCAACACCAGCGGGCAGAGTAGGTAATGCAGCCATATAAGCCTCTTACATTAATTTAAGTTGGAGGTTCTTGATAACCGCCTAAGCCCGGATCACCAATTGTAACTTCGCCTGTCCCACCAGAAGGCCAACCTGAACCAGGAAGATTTTTTAGTGTATTAGAAATCCAATCGCCTACTGATTTACCAAATGGCGTATTACTTACGCCGCCAATGATGGAACCTAAGCCTGCAATTTGCGATAATGGCGACGCAGCGTAAGCACCAGGAATTGGTCCGGTATATGTTGAGCTTACACCTGTGGGTACGGAGTAGCCGCGTATGCCTTGCGCTCCCATCAACGCAGTTTGCAATGGGAAAAGCTCCTCGTTTTGCGCAATAGTTTGTTGCTGTGAGCCCATAGTTGCCAAAGCATTCAAATCGGCCAAAGTCATACCTTGGCCAACTTGTGATAAGTTGCCATAGCCAAGATTTTGAGCAAGACGCTTATCTTGTTCAGTTTGCGCAGCTTGCAATGCTTGTGCATAGCCTGATTGTAAAGCTTGAGACTGCAACGCGCCTATGTTTTGTAAGCCTTGATTAATGGATTGGCCAAGTATTTCAGCACCACGTTTAGAACCAAATTGACCCGATCCAACTGCTGAGCCTACAGCCCCAGGCGCCAAGTATTGATTGATATTTCTTTTTCCTAGCTCGCCAATAACATCAACCACTTGACGAGTATATGGATTCATAAACTCTTCAATACGGCTTTGTCCGCCTTCAGTGCCCGCTTTAGTGATATCAGCAGTTGATAAGTTTTGAATATTTTTTAAAGCGCCTTGTACGCCTAAAGGTTGCAATCCACCTGCTACTGTACCTGCATCTGCGCTAACACCTGTGGATGATACATTTCCAGCAATGTTAGAACCACCATCAGCTGACGTACCTGTTGCAGACTTTTGCAAAAACGTTGCTGGATCAATGCCATATGACTTAGCAATGTTGCCTGCTAATTGAAAAGCTGTAGACTGTAAAGGTTGCGTGCCTACAAATTGTGCTGCACCTGGCACTGCAGCTTTAGTAACGCCATCAACTGTTGTTGCAGGCGTTCCCGTTGTTTGGCCTGTAACAAAATTGGCTAAGTTTGAAAGATAATCAGTGTACCAACCAGGCGCAGTGGTTTGCTGCGACTGCGTGGTTGTGATATTAGGTAAGGGTGAACCTGCGGTTAGAGACATGATTAGCCTTTCAAATACTCTAAGGGCGACTTGGCTTTAGGTGGAATCTTACTATGATGCGCCGATCGCTTGTGCTTTCGAATATTCTCTCTCATTTTATCCAAAATTTTGGCTCCAGCATCACTTGAGCCATTGCCTAATGCTGCGACCGTGTCTGCATCAAATACATATTCACCATCTGCCAACATGGCCGGAATGTCATCCGATTGACCATCTCCGCGACCTTTGACATAATAACCCGTTGCGCCGGTAATAAACTCAGGATTATGACCGCTTGCATGTGATAAACCACCTTTGGCGTAGCCAAGACCTGTATTAAGTGCAGTTAGTCCGGCTGCGGATAGAGCATCAAGTTTACCACTTAAGGGTCCTGCACCACCTAAAAGCTTAGTATCTTGATTGGTTGTGACAGCTTTTGCAGCTTTAACAGGCATACCGGGTGAAGGCTCAGCACCGGCTTGTGTCATTGACAACGCCGCAGGTAGATTGCCAGCTTCACCCGACCCGGTTGGAGACGCTATGCCTGCTCGACCAGATAGCATTTGCAATAACCGCTGATCCACATTGGCCAACTGCGGATAAAGCTGTACAAGTTGAGGTAGGTTCATAAGTGCCTCGATAGGTGCGCCTTCAAGCATAGAAGGTGAAAGATTGCCAGGTAGTGCTCCAAAACCTGAGCCCCCACCCACAAGTAAACTGGGCAGCGCGCCGCCTGTTTTAGGCGTAGGCGTTGCAGTTTTTACTTGTGGTGGCTGCGTAACAACGGGTGGCTGAGTAACAACAGGTGGTTCTGTAACAACGGGTGGGTCTGTAATAACAGGTGGGTCTGTAATAACAGGTGGGTCTGTAATAACAGGTGGCTGCGTAATAACATCATTGCCCGTACCACCTACAACAGTGTCAATATTAATAACTTGACCTGTCTTTATGTCAGTAGCAACAGTTGTTGTCGTATTATTTGTTGCGTCAACAACAACTTCAGTTTTTACGCTACCGTCAACCGTAGTTGTAGTAACAACGCCTGAGTTGTTATTAATACTCGTGGTTACCGTCGACCCAGTATTGTTGTTGGTTACGACTGATGTTGTAATTCCTGAGTTATTGTTATTGGTAACAGAAGTGACTGTATTGTTGTTTGTGTCAGTAACAACAGCCGTGTTTGTATTATTAGTTGCGTTTATGTCAACTGTTAAACCCGTGTTGTTATTAGTACTTAGCGCGCTGTTAACAGCTGTTGTCGTATCAACACCACTTGCCAAAGCAGTAGCAACTGCAGTTGCAACAGCAGTTGACGCATTACTACCATTTGAGATAGCAGCATTTACAGTGCTTGAAATAGCAGTACTTGGATTAACACTATTGTCTATGGCACTTGTCAAACCGGTGCTGACTGCCAAAGTCGTTGCGCCATTAGCACCTAGACTTGTTGCCAAGTTGCTATTAAGTGTGCCTGTAACTGCATTGGTGACTGCAGCCGTTGCACTACCAGTATTGCCTAGACTAGAAGCAATAGCGGCGTTATTTGTTGTCGTTGCTGCTGCAAGGCTATTAACGTTGTTATTGCCAAGCGTGGCATCAATTGCTGATGCAACAACAGTTGAAGCGCTAACGTTATTATTAATAGCGCTACCAACAACAGTTGTTAGTGCAGTATCAGTGCTAATGTTATTGCTTAATGCACTATTAAGAGTAGAACTAATAACGGTTGCGGGATCTAAATTATTACTTAAACCGCTAGTCACAACGCCATTTAAGACAGTTGATGGGTTGGCGCCTGTGCCTAATGATGTTGTTACTGTATTAGAAAGCGCTGCTGTTGGGTTGGCGCCTGAAGCCAATTCAGTTGACAGTTGATTATTAATTCCTGAGCCAATCGATGTTGATGCGGCTTGATCAAGCGTATCAAGCTTCGTGCCTTGCATGGATCCTGCCGTAACGCCACCATACAAAGCACCGCCCGTCATGTTGGTGAGCGCGTTTACAGCATCGATAGGCCTACCCAACGCCAAATCGATCGACCCGGCAATGCTGCCTTCCTCGAGCACTTCCTGTGCTGACTCTTTCAGCGTGGTCTTGCCAACTTGAGATACGCCACTTGCTGCCTCATCAGCCTGGCTGCCAAAGACTTTGCCGGCCACCTTGCCTAAGCCAGCAGCACCGCCTGCCAGGGCTACGGTGACGCCAGCAGCCGTGCCGGCAGCTTTCTGGGCGGCTAGGTGCGCATCTTCCTTGGAAGCGCCTTTGGCAATCTGTGACTCATACTCCGTGTTGTAAGCAGCACCGCCATTTTCTAAGGCTGAGGCAACGGTCTCTTTGACAAGGAAGCTGCCAGGGAACTTAACTGTGGCAAGTTGCAATACTTCTTCAACAACCTCACTGCCAACAGTAGCGCCAAATGCTTTTGGATTATTAAAAGCCGTTGATACTAAGTTACCAACATTGGTAGCAAAGTCTTTGATTCCAGAGGACTCGCCAACTCTTTGGATGGCAGCATTGATGTCCTTCTTACCTTGCGTGATGTCAGCGCCTTCTGCTGCAGTAGCGGCAGCAGCAATTTGATTGGCCTTATCAAGGACTGTCCTACCTGCATCTGTAAAGCCTAATGAGCTTAATACGCCAGCAATTGAGTTGGCTCCAAAGCTTGCAACGCCTTGCGCAGCAACACTGCCAAGCACTGAGTCAACCCTGGGCTTTTCCATCGTGACCGGGCCTGTGGTCGATGGCATCTCTTTGCCAGTGCTATTAACCGATGCAGGCGTGATTAACGTGCCCGATTTCCCTTCGGCAATAACGGCGTTTACTGCCTGAACGTACTTGGCATAATCCGCATCACTTGTACCGCCGCCAGCCTGGATAAAGGCTGCGCGGTTATGCATACCGTTGGGTGCGACATACGGGACTTCAGCCGTTGGCTTGCTTGTTGCACCTGATAGGTCAGGCCTTTCTGCTGCCGTAGCAGTGCTATAAGTTTTGCCTTGCCAGGTAAACGTGGCATCGGCACCAAGCTTTTCACGCGCTAAAGCGTAGGCCTCATTAAAATTGCTCTTGCCTGCAATCTCGCCCCTGATGTCGGGTAGTAGTGATGCGCGCTCTTGTGCTTGCTCGCCGCCTGTAAGCTGGCTTCCTGCGATAACACCGCGACCACGCGTGACAAGTTCGTTGATCTGCGCGTCGCTATAGCCAGCAGAGGTTAAAGCACTGCGTAGCTGGTCTTCAGAGCCTTTTCCTTGCGTGAAGTTTTGATATGCAGACTGAACGCTTAGCCGGTTTTCAAGCTTGATCACATTTTGCGCATCAATACCGTTCAATATTTCATTAGCACGATCTGATGAAAAGCCAGCCGCCACAAGTTCTTGTGTAGCCGTGTCTCGATCAAGTTGAGGCGTACCAAATTCTGGATCAATCTTTGAGTAGCGACTCATGACGTCGGTCGCAACTCGGCGCTGTTCACCTGCGCGATCCGCGTTGGTCAAGAGCTCTTCAGCTTTTGTGCTTGTAATGCCTAATGATGTGAGTCGATTCAGAGCGTTTTCGCGGCTAATATCGCTGCCGGAAGCGGCGTAATCATTCAAAAGCTGCGTGGCGGCATTTGTCCGGTTTTGAAGATCAATAAGCTCGTCTTCGGTCGGATTAGATGAGAGAGCACTCAAGCCGAGCGGTGACGCATTGGCCTCAAGAAATGCAGCGCGGTCTTGGGGTGACATGCTAGACGTGGCACCGGAACTCAACGTGCTCAATGCGCCAGACTGTAAAAGTGACGTAGCTGCGCCCGTTAAATCACCCTGCACAGCTTTATAACCTGCATTCAAAAGTGACGTTGCGGTGTTCTTATCAAGACCTGTTTCAGCCGACACTGCATCAGCAGCAGCGGCCATACCGGCACTTGTTGCCAATGCAACTGGGTTAATTTTTCCTGTTGTGATGAGTTGAGAAACAATATTTTTACCGGCAGCCGAAAATTCTGCAGGTAACATGCTTGAAAATTGATTGGCTATCTGCCCCGCACCATAGCTTAGAACCGACCCTTTTAGGGCATCAAGCGGGTCTTGACCGCGTAGCAGTTGAGCACCGAAATTCAGTGCCCCGCTACCCAGGGAGGCCGCGCTCGCACCCGTAAGCGCACCGCCTGAAAGAGCACCACCCAGGGTCTCGGCGAGTCCCGAACCGCCCGCCGCTGCGAGCAGCATAGGTAAAACGCCTTCAATTAAAAACTCTTTGAAGAAAGGCGTTTCCTTAGGTACGATGTAAGGTTTAGCTTCACCGATGGGCGTTAGTTGCCCGCCCTTCATTACGTAACCCTGAGCTACGCGCTGTTGACCAGCGTAATCACCCCCAGGTGCGCCGCCTACGTAGAAGATTAAGTTTCCGGCGGCGATATCTTCAGCATTAGGCGCGGTGGGTACGAGTTTTCCGTCAACTACTTTGAAGGTATCAACAAAAGTACCCGTATATCGGTCAGATGATCCGGGTTTGAACAACGCTTTTTGAATATCCGGACTAGCCGCCATCAAGATGTCTTCGGCTGAAGTGGTCGCGGCTCTCTGGTCAACACCAGGTCTCGCGCCCGTTACAGCCTCGGTCTCAGCCGTTAAGTTGTCGGTTGGAGCGGTGAGCGTTCCGCTCGTCAAAGCGGCTGGAGCAGCTGAGTCGACCCTGCTAGGTGTGAGTGTGTAATCGCCGGTGTTCGGGTCAAACACATATTGACCGGCGTTAGGGTCTGCTATGTAGTATTTTGACGCAGGGTCATTAGGGTTATAACGATCTTCTGTGTAAGTCGCGCCTACATCGGTTTTTGGATCTACGGTCGATGCGGACGCAAGTGCCCCGCTGGCAGGTGTCGCGGTTGAAGCAACCACGGGTTCAGGAGTGTAAACAGGCTGCGGGGCAACTGAAGCCAACCCACCGGGCTTAACACCCGTGACAGCTTCGGTTTCTGTCGGTGCGTAAGAACCCTGATAGCCTTGGCTTTTCATCCAATCAATGTCGGCTTGAGAGGCGTAATTACGAAGCGTCCCTTCATCGACTTGGTTTGCGTTAAACCAGTCGATTTTTTGCAAGGGATTGTAGTTTTCCCAGCCGCTCGGTAATACCGGTAGAGCCATCTTTAATTCACCGCGTTAGTATAAGCAAAAGCCCAATCGCGCCAATCACTAAATGACATAGGCGATGGCACGCCATAGTTATTGAATAGTGCAATTGCACAAACTGATAACGCAAAATCTTGCCATCTTTCTTCAGGCACAGGCCACATAAGTTGCTGCTGCTCATATTGCTCGGCAACTAATGCAGTCCAGTACGACCATTCCATATTGCGTGGGTCATAAATTTGCGTCATGGCGTGTAGCCTCTTACATCACCAGCGTCAACTGATAATAATACACGTCCCATTTGATAGTTGCCACCAATAACGTTGGATTCAAACTCAATTCGAATCTCACGTCGTTGTTCTCGCATATCTATCTTAGTTGTTGTTGGACTAAACGTATACGGGCTACTGGTAACGTCTGCCGCCTGCGCATAAGGCCGACCAATAACATAGCAATTCATATCACCGACTTGCACAAAATCAGGTTCTAATCGTTCTAAGTGTGTCCAATAATTATCGCCTATAGGTGTTTCTTGTGCAGGATTGCCTGTAACAAGTGATAAGTCATGTGTTGTAAAGTATGACTGAATGGCAGATGCCGATGCGCCATCAACAACGTCAACGCCTATCTCATGTTGCCATAGTTTAATAAATCCACCACCTACATCTTCAGTACCACCTGCCACTGGATACTTAAAGACGTTTGAAAAGTAGCCTGATGATCTTTGCGCACCTATGGCTTGACCGGCGTCATACCATGTTTTTTCACGTACATTGTAAATAATTGCGTCAGTACACTCGGTAGCATTACCACGTGGATAGAACCACCAAATTTCGCCAAAACGAGGTACTTTCCAAGCCCAGACTTTTTGACGTTGTGCGTAATTAAGATTGTCAAAGAACCAATTTTGGTTCATATCATTAGGGATTTCTTGCACAACGCCGTTGTACATAAGAAATCTGTCAACACCACACCAGTAGTAAATGCCATCATACTCAATCACAGATGAGGACGAGAGAATGGACGACTGGCTGGTGATAATGTCATACCTCCAAAATGCCGGAGGGCTTCCAGTGCCACCTAGATATGACACGCGAATCAAAGAGTCTAAAGACCAAAACAAACCTGAAGGCGCGTTGGTTCCACCGCGTACCGGAAGGCCTTTAACAATCTTACCCGTGGCAACGTTAGTTTCGTTTGCGTCCGCGCCATTCCAATCTAATGGGTTGCCTGCAGAGTTATTCTTAATCAAGCCTGCATTGCCATAGACAAAAATATATGGATGCAGAGCAACAACGCCGCCGGAAACTTCAATGAGACTTCCAGTCGGGCTAGTGCCTGAAACATCGCGCAAAGCCGTTAATACCGTGCCAGTAATAGGTCCGTATAATACGGGGGTGTTTGTTGTAGAGTCAATTTCTGACAGATTTTGTCCTGGGTGTACCAAGAGCTGGTTAATACCACCACCTGCATCATATGAAGCGTCAAACTGGTAAAGATTAAGTGATGAGGCTGTAAACACAGCTGCAATGGTAGCAACAGGGACTGAAAAGCCTGCGCCTGTGCCGCCAATACTTGCAGCAGGCGCTGTTAGTGAGTTACTTACTGCATAACCTGTTCCTGCAGCCGTAAGAGTTACTGTTGTAACAACACCACCGGCAATAATAATATTTGCTTTTGCGCCTGTGCCAGTACCACCCGTTAATACAACATTATTATACGTGCCATTCGTATAGCCTGCTCCAGGCACTATAGTACCTAAAGTTGCAACTGGACCTGTAAAAGTAAAGTTACTTACGCCTGAACCAATACCTGTATTATTAACGCCAATAACTTGAAGGCCTGAAGCATACGACGTAAAGATGTTATTAATACCATTTGCGGAGTCAACAAACATACCACGTGTTGGCCCATAAATTTGATTTGAGATTCGACGATAGCCGGCCATTTTACGAGGTCGCCCACGTTGAAATCTTACCCACAAGCCATCAGAATATTGATCACCATCTAATGTTGTACCATCTCGGCGGATGCCGGGCTGTGTATTAATTGTAATAACTTTCTCAGTCATTAAAACGTCCCACCAGTAATGCCAGAAGGTACTATTAAGCCTGTAGAGGTTAATGTCATGCCATTAATCCCTAAAATACTCCAACCAATTTGACCGGCGCCAGGTCTATACATTCCAGTTGTTGTTTCAAAGCCAAAATTTAAAGAAGGCGACCCAACTGAACCATCAATTAATGATATTGAGTTTGACCCAACAATAACAGTTGCTGCATTAAGTACATTTGTCCCGTCACAAATTAAAATTGCTTGTTGATTGGCATTGAGAGTAACTGATAGACTACCACCAAGACCTGTTGTAAATGTAACAGTGCTACCTGTTGATGCATTTAAGACGTAGTAAATCTGAACAGCTGCAGGTATATTAATTGTCACAGGGGTTGTAAGTGCACCTGTAAGTGAAATGATGGTGTTTTGTGCTTGAGCTGGTGTTAGCGTATAAGGAGAGCCACCTGAAGTAATTGGGTACGCAAGCACTGAAAAAGCAAAGTTTGTGGTCCTTCCTAAGCCAACAGTAAAAAATGCGGTGCCAGAACAAACAACAAAAGCCGAGTCAGAGACTTGCATTGTAAGTGCAGCAGAACCATTAATTAAATCGGCTCCACTTGTATTAATGGTTAGTATACCTGTACCACCATTACGAATCATCATAAACCAGTCATTACCAAGCGTACTGGCCGGTGACAACGTAATAGATCCAACCCCACCTGTCCAAACATAATTCTTTGCGCGATCAGTAGAAACTGCTGTAAAAGATGATCCGGCCGTTGTAACTGGATGTGATTGATTAAGTGTTGATGAGATTGCTTTAAGACCATAACCAGCCAAAGTTGCAGCATCTGCTGTTGATGTGCCTGTACCAAAAGAAATGATGCCCCAAGTGCCTTGCTCATTGGCATTTGAAGTAATGTAAATGTACTTTGCCTCACCTGCAGCAATTGATACGATAGTATTACTACCTTCGTAGTCTTTCACTGTAAATGTTGTTGCACCAACATTTCTGATCAAAGCATCTTGACCTACAGAAGCTTGATTGGCTGGCGGCATGTAAAGTGACAAGCCACCAGCGGTAGCTGTCACATTCATAATCCTGGCAGCAAAATCATTGGTTGCGTTGCCATTAACGGGCCACTCAAGCTGCGTATTAGCTGAGAGCGTGATAGCCCTATACGAAACATCCGTAGGCTGAATGACGTTACCTGTAAAGGGTGAGTTGTAGCTCATAATTAACTATCCACTGCTATAGCTTGACGATCAGCAATACGAAGCTTATCTTCATTCACAAGTGCCTCCATAATGCCATTGTACTGTTGTTGCCACATACCTATACGTGGATCGTTCTTTAAAAACGGCATTGCTTGCAGCAATGAACCATATAATAAAGCCTGCGGCGCGTATTCTGTAAACCAATTAGTCTGGTTAGCTGCATCGAGCGGTTGAACACGTTCATAATAAAGAACCTCAAATACATAAGCTTGGTCAGGCGTAGGTGCAACAAACCAATGCTCATAATCATAGTCAGCATAGTATAAAGGTTGCGCAATTTCTATAGGATTGGGCCAATAATTGCGAAGATATTCGTATTTACGCAATAGTACAGGTTGACGATTTGAAGCATTAGTAAGATTAAAAGATATTGTTTTACGCCATCTTGCAGGCTTTGCAATAATAGGATTGCTTACCGTCATTGTACTTGTATTGACAGTTAAATTGCCAAGCGCTTTAAGCTGAGATGCAATAATTTGCTCAGCAAGCATAATAAAAGTTGGGATCTTATCAATTGTGGCGGTATCTGTACGCTCAAGATAAGATTGAATATCAGCAGCAAGTGACGTATACGTCATGACGACAGCAGGCATATCAATTATCCTTTCTTGCGTGCCATGGCCATATTATCAACTAAGTTTGGATATGGACGACCTGCAGCTTTTGCCCTTGCTTTTGCTGCCGCTTTTTTCTGCGGCGACAATGGCTTTGATTTACCTAATGACTTTGGCCTTTGTTTTTCCCAAACAGGCTTAGCTGTTGCCATTGTAAACCCCCTTTATGTGTTAGAACATAGTTTTATGACATTAAAGCAGCTTCGGCAGCTCGGCGACGGGTTAACCCTGGTAAGACTCGACCTGCAGCTTTATTCCACAACAAACACTGCTCAGCTGCACCATCCCAGTCTCCCGCATTAACACGTTTCTTAAACGTGGAAATCTGATAATTCCTTGGGCCTAGATTGTAAACCCAGCTAATCACTGCGGCAATGCGCCTTGGTAGCGCGGTTTGAATGGTAGGAGACTGTTTAATCAGCTCTCGCCAAAAATACTCCACATGATGATCCAGCGCATCTTCGCATTGCTCAATCGTCCAGACCGTGCCGGGATTAATATCAGGGCCGGTGGCTCCCCAACCGATTGTCCAAGGGTGACCACGGGTTCCGGGGTCAGGGTAAGCCGTTACTCGTCCGTCAGGCAAACGCTTTGCCAGTCCTTCAAAAGGCTTAATTAATACATCTTTGCAAAGCTTCTTTGCCTCTTCCATTATGATTTCTGGTATTTTTCTATGCTTCTTCCAACGAACCAGAACGTAAGCATCATATTCAGCATCGCAAAGTCATCTTCGTCATAGCTCTTGGTTAAGACTTCAGCCCAGTTAGCGTTGGTCTGGAAGGCAATCGTTAAGCCAGCAGCTTTGACAGCCACATATACGCCAAATGCAATCCAAGTAAGACCGGGGCGGGTAATAGCAGTGATAAAGCTAGCGAGCCAGCCAGCCTCTTTTGCGGTCTGGGCCTGCTCTTTAAATGCTTCTTTAATCGTGTCCATTTGCTGAATGGAGTAGTCAACATACTTCTCCTCCATCTTGAACTCGCCCCTCATTTTTTCGAGGTCGGTTTGGAGTTGGAACATGCTTAACTCGTGCTGACGCTCGTTCTTCTTGTCCAAAAACTTCAGGACTTCAGGAGCAAGCCTAAACAAGCCACCAAAGATGGAGCCCAGGAGGCCGCCGCCAAGCAACTCAAACATGATTACCCTTAGCAGTTACGATGTCGGCACCCTTCTTGACTGTTACCTTGCTGCCTTCAACATCAACCTGCATGGGCGGCTCGGCACGGTCCAACTTGTCCAGACGGGTTATAAGGTCCTTGATGACCTCGAACTCTGGCTTTTCTTGCTTTGGCGCGGTTCCGGCAATACCGTTAAGCATTTGGATCAAGGCTGTCAACGAGGCGCCTAGCAGGCCCATTACAGCGGCAATCTTTTCGCCCTCAAGGAATAACGATGCACCGACACCCACGAGTACGATCAGAAAAATATAAAGCAGCCCATCTTCGCCAATGGCTTTTCCTGCTACTTCTTTGGCCGAGTCTTGCGCTTTAAGCTCTTCAAGCCGGATCTTGGCTTGCGCCTTAAGAACCGCCAACTCGTGGGTCTTATCGTCCATCAGATACCCAAGATCTTCTTAACGAACATGGCAGCGACCCCAGGCCCAAGCAGGACAGCAGCGATCGTGATGTACAGCAACCACTCGATACGCTGCATACGCCTTGAGCCGTCATCAAAGCGCTTCTCGATGTTTTCATACCTAGTCGCACAAATCGCTTCATGTACCGACA